CGTCAACGACGCGAAGCGAGCCGGAATACATCCCTTATATGCCCTCGGTGCGGCGGCTCCATCCGCCCCGCAACTTATCCCCGGGCAGTCCAACATGGGATCAGCAGTGAAGGACGCGGCCGAGTTCGTCGGCAGCGCTATCAGCGCAGCACCCCTCCAAAAAGCCCAGATTGGACTAATTGAGGCCCAGACCCGCGAATCTGAAGCACGCGCCGCACAAATCGCAGGCGCATCCTCCGCAGTAACGCCCGGCTTGCCGGGCACTTCTTTTTCCACCCCCGGCCAAGCGGTCGAAACGTTCGGCACTGAGCGCGAACCTGTCCGCGAAACCCCGCCTTGGGATCGCAGGCTTATCCCCGGCGTTGGCTGGGTAAAGCAAACCTCGGAAGGCGTCCGCATGGATATAACAGAAGCGGTTGGCGCTGACGTCGATGCTTGGGTGAATAACCCGAAAGCCCGCGCACACATCGAAGAGAAGTGGGCGAACGCAATCAAAGCCCTTCCAGGCGTCCGTAATTTCAGGTCGGCACTCGCTGAGGCCCGCTTGTTACTGCAGGACACATGGGATTGGTACCACAAACAGCAGGCCCCAGCTTACAGGAGTAAAAAATGAGACGTTCACGATTTCGCACCTATGGTCGCCGCCGCCCTTTGCGCGGTCGTCGTCGTATGCCTTCCCGGATGCGCGCTAGACGCTCTGCCCGGATTGGAGCTTCGCCCAAGCGATGCGGATACCGGATGTAACTGCCATGAAAAGATACAAACACAATTTGTCATACTACAACCTTGCCACAATGGACATGGGACGCCTCGTTCCGATTGGACTTACTGAGGCGCTTCCCGGCGATACGTTTCAGCACCACACCAATGTGGTAATCCGTGTCTCTCCGATGGCAGCGCCCATCATGCACAGCATCACTGCACGCGTGCATCACTTCTTTGTCCCGCACCGGCTGGTCTGGGACAACTGGGAGGACTTCATCACTGGCGGACCTGATGGCAACAACACGGACACGGTTCCGACTATCACCCTGACCCAGTCACAATGGGATGACAACAGGCTCCCGGATTATTTCGGAGTACCGCGTCCAACCACTGGTATAGATGATGTCACCGTAAGTGCACTGCCGTTCCGCGCTTTCAACCTCATTTATAATGAGTACTACCGCGATCAGGACCTGATTACCGAGCGCACAAACGAGGCGCTTGGCGTTCCCTTTATCGCATGGGAAAAAGACTACTTCACAACCTGCAGGCCTTGGACACAGAAAGGCCCCGATGTCACCCTGCCGGTAGGCACGCAGGCTGAGGTATTCAACAACAATCCAAATGCTAACCCGACGTCAGTCTCTACTGATGCCAACGGACGTGCATATTATGGTCCGTCAACTGCACCGGAGTCTCAGCTGTTCGCAGACCTGACTACTGCCGAAGCGATCAACGTAAACGACTTCCGCAAAGCGTTTGCACTGCAACGTTATCAGGAGGCACGCGCACGCTATGGCTCTCGCTACGTCGAGTACCTTCGCTACCTTGGCGTTCGTCCACGTGACGAAAGACTGCAACGCCCCGAATTTTTGGGCGGCGGTTCTTCGCAGGTGCAGGTTTCCGAAGTTCTGCAGACTGCACCGGAAACTGCACAACAGCCATCAACGGAATTTGGCGTGGGCGATATGTATGGCCACGGTATCGCAGCCATGCGTTCCAATAAGTACCGGCGCACGATGGAGGAGCACGGCTACGTGATAACCCTCATGTCCGTCAGGCCGAAAGCCATCTACACAAATGGCCTCGACCGTACATGGATAAGGCGAGACAAAGAGGATTTCTTCCAGAAGGAACTGCAGCACATCGGTCAGCAGGAGGTTTACAATCAGGAACTGTATCAGGGCGATGACCCGACAGGCATCTTTGGCTATCAGGATCGCTACGCAGAATACCGGCAGAACTTTAGCCGGGTAACTGGTGAGTTCCGTGACATCCTCAACTATTGGCACATGGGCCGGGAGTTCACCGGCCAACCTGTGCTAAATCAAAGTTTCATTGACTGCGATGCAACAAAACGCATCCACAATGAGCAGACTCAGCACGCACTATGGTGCATGGTCCAACACAAGATTGGCGCACGTCGATTGGTCGACCGTTCCGCCATGCCGAGGATCTACTAATGGCAAAGGAAAATTCTTCCAAGATTACCCCAGGGGGATTTACGGAAAAATTTTCCACCCGCCGGGAAGCTATCCGGGCAACACGGGTCGGGGGCGAAACCCCCGACCCAACTCCCGTTGAAATCCCGGTTACTTCTCAGCGGCCGTTGACCCTGCGGGAAGAGATGATGCGGTTCATCCGCACGGAGATGTCCCAGCAGGCACGGCAGGACGGCGAGGAAACGTTTGAAGAATTCGACGATCTCGACGTCGATGATGAAGAGCCGGATTTCACTACCGGCTACACTGTTCAGGAGTTAACCGATGAAGAAGGCGCATATCTATTGGAACCTGAGCCTGAGTCAGCTGTTCAGGAATCAGACCAGAACTTCATCCCTGAAGAACCGAGCGAAGCGAGAGGCGCCGAAGGCGCGGAGCCCGCAGGGCGTAACACCGAGCCCCGCGAGGTTGACAAACAAAGCAGCCGCGATATAGACTGAGCGACAGTGGTCGACTCGATGACCACTGTCCCTACAACGACACCCACTGAACCCCAAGGGGATGTTATGCTCTGCGGTCACATGATTCCTCTACCGAATCAAGGGTTTGTCCCCTGCGGCCAGTGCTACGCCTGCAGAGTTAACCGCCTCCGGAAAACAGTGGGTCAGATACTTTTGGAGGCAGCATATAGTGAAAAAGAATCAACCTTCCTCACACTCACGTATAACGACGCTCACTACCCTAGCGACGGATCGCTCCGGCCGGATCATTCCTATAATTTTATCGACAGGCTGCGCAAGAAAACGCCCGGTGACAAGCCCCTGCGATATTTCTGTGTGGGAGAGTATGGCAGCAAGACTGAGCGCGCACACTATCACTTGGCCCTGTTCAATCTCCCGCCCGAAGAAGCTGAAGGTCCCGCAGCAAGCGTTTGGACAGAGAATGGCCAAAGCCGTGGCTTCATCAAAGTCGGCACTATCAGCCCTGAATCCGCAGCTTATATCGCCGGATACTGCACCAAGAAAATGGGAAGAAATGACCCTCGCTTGGATGGCCGCTACCCTGAATTCAACCGCCGCAGTAAATACCCGCCTCTCGGAGCCAAAGGGGTTGAGGCTATACTCGATAGCCTCCACACCAACGCCGGCTCCGCCGCCCTTGCTAAGCAGGGAACAATACCTACATTTTTTAGGTATCAAGGCCAGACGTATCCCCTTTCCGACTATTGGCGTAACTACCTCGCTGAGGAAACTGGGTTTCCGGCCTATACCGGACCCAAGCCGTGGCAGGTGGATTTTCAGGCGTTCCTAGAGGACCAAGCTCATGCCCAAAAGAAAAGCCAGCTCGCACAAAAACGTCACAAATCGAAGGCACGCAGCACAATCTAGAGACCGGGCGAGACAGCCCCGGTACAACTACGATGCCGCATGGCAGCCCGACCTGCTCCCTGACCCAACACAGGGAGCGCTTAAGCTAGGTCGTCCCAAAGAAACAAACCATTTGCGCCATGTGGCAGAGTATCTACGATTTGCGAGGCAAGGAAAGCCGCTCCAAACGGCTTTCCGTAAACCCCCAGCCTTCCGCGCGGATGACCCCCAGACTGTTCGCAAAGAATGTGAACGCCGAAAGGCTAGGCGGGAGGTCCTGTTCGCCAGCGGAAAGGGTGGGAAGGTAGGCGTGACCTATAAGTCACGCCGGAGCCCGTCCCCTGTTGACTGTAAGAAATTCCGACGCTAGACTGTAAGGAAATCCGACAATGATGGGACATCCGAATGGCAGCTACAGCAGCTGGTACAGCCGCCGCGACCGCTGGCGGCAGTTCATGGGTCGGACCCGCTATTTCCGCCGCTGGCAGTATATTAGGTGGCGCATTTGGTGGTTCCGACGATCGCTCAAACGAGCAGGCAAAGCTCGCAAAGAAGATGTACAAGCGCGCCATCACGTGGCGCGTCAACGACGCGAAGCGAGCCGGAATACATCCCTTATATGCCCTCGGTGC